GCGCAGCCAAATCGCAAGAGAGTCCAAAGTGCCGGAGCGCAGCCATGGTCATCGAGAGTCTATGAATGAGGAGCGTAGCCACGCTAAGGGAGAGTCCATTGCCGCTGAGCGATGCCGCCACTGGTCGGCGGCTGGCTGCCCAGGCGGTCGCATCCGAGCCATCGGCCGGCTTTTGATCATACCACCCATAGGGGTTGAACCATGGTTCAGTAGCTCTGGGGGGTGCGGATTCGCGGTGTGGCGTGGCGGGGCGAGGCTCGGCATGGCAAGGGCGCCAATGGCGCATAGTAGCATAGAGGGGCCGGCTCCCATTGACAGCCCCGGCGTCTCATGCAACAATGCCTGCGGAGGCGAATTCATGACAGTAGGCGAATGGATTGCGGCTGGTAGCCTTGTGCTCGCTCTGGTCGGCGGCTGGACAACGCTCCTGCTCAGGCTGGGCGCCCGGCTCAAAAGCATCGAGGACAACCACTTGAAGACGCTCGACAGCAAAATCGAGGCCCTGCCATGCCAAGAGCATATGGAGGCGCTGGTTGCGATGACCATCCGATTGGAAGTGGCTGTGGAGCGGATCGAGAAGGCAGAACGCCGCTTGAATGGGGGGTGAGCAATGGCAGAGTTACCTGAAGTTACCCATCCAAAAAAATTGGCATTCTTGGCGGCTTACGCTATCCGGGGGACAATAGTTAGCGCGGCAAAAGACGCGAACATTGTCCCCAAGACGCACTACAATTGGTTGAGGCAAGAGCCGGAAGCTGAAGCATACAAATTGGCCTTTGAGGCTGCAAAAGCCCAGTTGGGGCCGATGCTCGAAGATGAGGCTGTGCGGCGGGCTATGGATGGTGTGGACGAGCCAATCTACCAGCAGGGCGTGAAGGTTGGTACGAAACGCCGCTATAGCGATGTGTTGCTGATTTTCTTGCTCAAAGGCATCTACCCTGATAAGTACCGAGAGCGGATGGGCATCCAGCAAGAGAATCTCGCAGCACTTTACGGGGATCCCTTGGAACAGAGGAACGGTCATGGTGGCAGGCGACAGCAAGTGGCCGCCGGACTGGCTCAGGGCGGCAACGGCCGATCCGCATGAATACCGCCGCCGTCTGCTGATTGATACCGGCATCGGGCTCGGTTTCTATGACGATGTTGCCGATGACTGGCAGGAGCGGGACTTCGCCGCAATGGACAGCGGTTGGCGGCGTGCTCTCGGCCACGATGAGCCGGACGGCTTTCTCAGGGCGTACCTCGAGCGCCCCCGCGGGCATTCCAAGACCACTGATATCGGTGTAATGGCCTCTTGGGCGCTGCTGGCTTCTTCTCGCCAACTCTACGGCGTGGTGGCTGCTGGCGATAAGGATCAGGCCCGGCTTGTTAGGGACGCCATCCAGAAGCTCGTGCTCGACAACCCATGGCTGGGTCTTTACCTCCACGTCCAGAATTACCGGGTGGTCAATCAGTTCACGCATAGTATCCTGGACATCCTCGCCTCAGATGTGGCAACCGACTATGGCCTGACCCCTGACTTCCTAATCTGCGATGAGCTGACACATTGGGAAAAGAGCGAGATGTGGGATGCGATGTTCTCCGCCGTGGCGAAGCGGCCGCTTTGTCTGGTCATCATAATCAGCAATGCCGGCATTGGTGAGGGCTCGTCGTGGCAGTGGAAGGTCCGCGAGATGGCCCGAACGCTTGATTCGTGGTACTTCTTGCGAATCGACGGGCCCAAGGCTAGCTGGATAAGCGAGGAGCAACTCGCCGAGCAGCGAATGGCATTGCCCCCTTCAGCCTATCGGCGATTGTTCGATAACCTGTGGGTGCCTGGCAGCGGTGATGCCCTTGATCCGGCGGACATCGAGGCGGCCATGACGCTGACCGGGCCGCCGCGGTTCGCGGATCAGAGGCGCGAGGTGATTCACTTGGCCGGGCTTGATCTTGGCATGAAGCACGATCATACGGGATTCGTCACGGCAGCCATCGAGGTTGGGGCCGGCCGAGTGCAGATGGTAGAGTGCAGATCATGGAAGCCGCAGGCTCATGGGGGGACCGTACCGCTACAGGCCGTCGAGGATGCCGTGTTCGATTCAGCCAAGCGCTTTCGCACGGCCATCACCTACTACGATCCAAACGAATGTCGATTCATGGCGCAGCGATTGGCCAATCGCGGCATCAATATGGAAGAGGTGGTATTCCAAGGCAAGAATCTGACCGGTATGGCATCCGCTCTGTTGCAGGCGTTCACTCGGCGTATCGTTGATCTTTGGCCGGATGAGGACTTGAAACGCGATCTAATGAGAGTTACTATCGTAGAGAAGGCTTACGGCTACAAATTGGAGTCGGTATCGGATGAATACGGCCATGCCGATCGAGCGACCGCTTTGGCTCTGTTGTTGCCTGGCGCCTTGGAGGCTGCCGGGTACCAAGGCGGACAGATGGTTGAGTCGATCGGTGGTAGAATAGGGGGATGAATGATATGCTTGATGTCCTGATAGCCGCCGCCATCATGGGCCCCTGGTCAATGAGCCTTGGTGATGGGTGCAGTTTGCCGATGTATCGACCGCAGTATTATCATGTTGTGACACCCTGGGAAGTGCATGGTATGTTGGTGCTGGCCGCTCGGCGGGAGCGGGCTGCTTGGCTGGAGTACCGCCGAGAGACGGTGGGGAAGGCTAGGGCGGCACAGCAGCAACGCCGCTATGGCACCTACGTCCGACTGGCCGAGCGGAGTGCCAACCCCAAGACACAAGCCGAGATTCAAGCGATAGCCGAACACCTACATGCCCGTAGAATGAGGGCTCGAGCCCGAGCGGATCGGGCTCGAGCACAAGGCTACGGGAGGCCCCGAGAGGGATGAGACCATGAGCAAAACCAGCCGACAACGTAAGGCGGCTGAACGCCGCGACAAGACCGACCAACCCAAGGCCGCGAAGCCGCCTGAGAAGCTCCAAGAGACGCTCACTGCCGAGGAATGGGAGGAGCGAAGTCAGGCGATTGCTGCTCAACACCGGGCCGCGGACATCAGGGGGCGCCGCTGGGTGGCAGAGGCGATCAATGCCTACTATGACAATCTCATCGACCCGCAGGACGCTTTTCGCGATGACAACGGCGAGATGTGGCGACCGCTGGGCGGCACTGCCGGCTTGGAAGGTGGCGTGGCGGCTCTGCTGGATTCTGAGCATGCGCTGGCGGCGATTCGGATGGAGTGCCGCAACTTGGCGCTGACTAACGAGTTCGCCATCAACGCCCACGAGAACCGGATCAGTTACATCGTCGGCTCGGGCCACAGCTATACCGTTGAGGCGAAGGGGGAGGCGGAAGTGCCGGACGCCGACCTGCTCGCTGCCCAAGAAGTGATCGACGAGTTTATCGAGGAAGCCGGCTGGCACAAGCGGCAGCAAGAGATCGTCCGGCGGAAAGATCGGGACGGCGAGTGCTTCCTGCGGTTTTTCTCCGGCCCGGATGGACAGATTGCTATGCGGTTCGTCGAGCCGGGTGATGTGAGCACACCTCCGGGCATGGCCGGCGATCCCGCTGCGAGCTTTGGCATCCTGACCAAACCGGATGACGTGGAGACGGTGCTGGCGTACTACATCGGCGGCAAGCGGGTGGAGGCCGATCAAGTCCAGCATCGCAAGGCGAATGTGGATAGCAACGTCAAGCGCGGCCTGCCCTTGTTCTATCCGGTCCGCAAGAACCTCCGCCGGGCCGAAAAGCTGCTGCGCAACATGACCGTCACGGCTGAGATTCAGACAGCAATCGCGATGCTGCGGAAGCACGGGGCGGGCACGGCGAGCACGGTTGCGGCGGCCGTTGAAGCCCGAGCAGACCATGAGGTGCGCAACGAAAGCACAGGCAAGACAACCTATCACAAGCAATATGCGCCCGGCACAATCCTTGATACCTCACAGACAACGGAATACGAGTTCCCAGCCCAGGGTATTGACGCGAGCCGATTCGTTCTGGTCTTGCAGGCCGAGCTCCGGGCGATCGCCAGCCGCTTGGTGATGCCGGAGTTTATGCTCACCAGTGATGCTTCGAATGCGAACTACTCCAGTACGATGGTGGCCGAAGGGCCGGCTGTGAAATACTTCGAGCGGCTCCAGTGGGATATGATTGTTGATGATCGGGATGTGCTTGGTCGGGTGCTTGATGCTGCCGTGGCTGGCGGTAGACTCGGACAGGATGTCCGGGATAAGATTGAGATCCATGCCGAACCGCCGGGGGTGCAGACGCGGGATAAGCTTCAAGAGGCACAAGCAGCTGAGATTCTCAACCGCGTGCGAGCCATGTCGGCCCGGACGATATCCGAGCAAGCTGGACTGGACCCGGATATAGAGGAGGAACGGATCAAGAAGGAGGATGAGGAAAAGAAGGACCGCATGGACCCGTACTTGGGGCTGGCCGGCGGGGATTTCAAGCCAGGGCAACAACCAGAGGGGGATGAGGATGAATGACTACGATTGGGGGAGTGCCGACGTGGTGGAGAAGGACGACAGCAGCGGAGAAATGATCGTTGCAAAATTCAAGGATTGCCCACCATATTGCAAGTGGCTGGCGGAGTTCAGCCTCTTGCAGTCAGACAAAACATATCGTTCAACCCACCGATGTATCAGCCTGTTTTGCGATGAGGATGGTCCGATCTTGGTTTCGGGGTCGTGCGCCCACTTTAGCGAAAGGAAACAGAAACCGCCCAGAGGGCAGCGATGGATCGCTGAGCAATTAGATCGGTGGCTGGCGGAGTTCAGCGTGCTGGATGCCAAGCTCGACAGCATCATCGCCGCGATGGACCATGCGTCCGGTGAGCCGGAGCCGGGCACGCACACCTACTGGCGGACGAAGGAAGCGCAACCCGAGCCCAAGCCGACGTCGGCCATGTTCTGCGGGGACTGCAAGTTTTGGGAAGCGCATGCGAAGACTGGCGAGGGAACTTGCAGGAACCCCTTTTCGCAACGGGTCAATCACCCATGCCCATTCGATTATACCTGTGGATGCCACAGAGGGGGCGAGTGATCCTTTGAGCCGACTAGCTAACCAGTACCTGGCGGCTCTCACCGATCGCCGGATCGGCGACCGCGACCGCCTGATCCGCCAGCAGGGACGCCAGATTGCACGCTGGGCACGCTCGATCGAAGAGCGGTTGCTCGGAATCGTCATGGCCGACAGGGGCGGCAGGGACGGCGTGACGGGCTCTGTGGATGCGTTTCTGATCGGGCTGCCGATTGCGGCGGCTGAGTTGATGGCCCGGCTACTGGCGGAGGTCTGGGATTGGTCGTGGTCATCGGCGGTGGATATGATGGTCCGGGCCGTACCGATGGAGGTCTGGGTGGGCCGGGTGGCCCCGCTGGGGGTGGGGGAAAGCGTCAAATCCCGATCAAATCCCGATCAAATCCCGATCATGGGGTTCAAATCACCTCCAAATCCCATCCAGGAGGTCGCCGGCATCGACGCTACGGTCGAGCTTGCCCCCATCCTGAACGGCACGGCAACCGCGGCTGAGGCCCGGGCGCTGGTCGAGCAGTTCGAATTCCCGCCGCCCACCCCGGATCGTGTGGACGCGATCCTGCGGGCCACCAACGCCCCAGACGGCTTGGACGCTATGTCCCGGATCAAGACGGTCATGCCCCAGGACCTTGATCGGCTGCGATCCACGATCGTGCAGGCCATGAGTGCCCCGGACCGGGCATCGGCGATTCAAGGGCTGACACCACAGATTCGCGAAATGGTAGGCGGCGTCGCTTACAAGGCACAGCGGATAGCCCGGACGGAGGGCATGCGGATAGCGGAAGCCGGGCAGAAGGAGTGCGACAGCCAGGTGGACGACATGATCACCGGCTACAAGGCGATGACAGCCTTCGACGCGAATGTGCGCCGGGAACATCGGGTCTGGCATGAGCAGATCTACAAGCGGATTACGCAAGGGCGCTACGTTCACCCCATACTGGGTGATTTGCCGAGCTTCCCGGCGGGCCCTAACTGCCGGTGCTGGGCGGTGCCACAATTGGCTATAGACTTGACAGCAGGGCTCCCGCCAGTACAATTGGGGGGACAGTACGGTCGGGCCCTGGCACGGTTCAAGGCTCAGGGGTTGGCAGGGTTTGAGAAGAGGGCGGTGAAGGAATGACCGAACACACGAAGGGGGATGAGACATGCTGTATCGTGAACCGAGTGGATTGACATTGCCTTACCCGATGCCGAAAGAGGCGCCGGATATGGACATGGAAGGCGTAACGCTGGAAAAGCAAGAGCAAAGGGTAATCAACTGTGGCTGTGCAGATTTCCACATGCGAGACACAGGGGCCCCGCTCACGTCCGCAGAGTACGATGGCCACCTCTTCATGAAGATCTGTCGGAATTGCGTATTCTGGCACAACAACGGCGGCCTAACCGAAAAGTGTTGTGTGATGTGATGACCGAACACACGAAGGAAATGCTCCGGCTTGCCCAGCGCGGCCTGGAACGCCAGGCGGAGGCGGCCGAGACCGAACTGCGACACGGCCGGAT